AACTCAATTGCCTCTACTGCTTGGACACATACTATCTTCAGTGATATTAAAGTTAAAGCTGAAGCAGCTTCACGTCAATTAGCTGCTGAATATGGAGAACCACTTTGGTGCAAAAATACAGGTATGAGAAATACTCACTTGTTAGCTATTGCTCCAACAGTATCAAATTCTCGCATCAATGCTTGCTCAGCAGGTATTGAACCTCAACCCGCAAATGTTTATGTATTTAATGGTGCTAAAGGAACATTTATTGTTAAAAATCCTGAATTAGAAAGATTATTAAAATCAAAAGATAAAAATAGTAGTAAGGTTTGGGATCAAATCTTAGCAGATAACGGATCAGTACAAAATCTATCTAATGATGTCTTAGCTGAAGATGAAAAAGCAGTATTTCTAACATTCCCAGAAATAAATCAATTAGCTTTAGTACAACAAGCCGCTGCACGTCAACGTTATATTGACCAAACACAATCCCTAAACTTAGCATTTGACCCAACCGATTCCCCAAGATGGATTAATCAAGTACATATGGAAGCTTGGAAATTAGGAATTAAAACATTATATTACCTACGAACAGACTCAGTTATTAAAGGTGACTTAGGTTCACGTACAGCTGACGATTGCCAATCCTGTGATGGATAAGCATGTCTTGAATATTTTTCATATATGTATAATTAAAACATATGGTAGGAATATATAAGATTACAAACCCTAAAGGACAAACCTATATTGGTTTATCTAAAGATATTGAAAAACGTTTTCAAAGCCATAAAAACCTTCAATTTAAAGGTAATATCAAATTAAGAGAATCTCTAATCGAATATGGTGAAAATTCTCATTTGTTTGAAGTGTTAGAGGAAGTTAATATTTCAACTCTAGAACGCTCTCAAGCCAATAACTTATTACAAATAAGGGAAAGATACTGGATTAATTATTTTAAAACATTTGAAGATGGTTTAAATGCTAATCGTGGAGGAAGTGGGTGTGGTTCACACACTGAAGAATCTAAACGTAAAATAAGCGAAGCAAATAGCAAACCCAAACCAGCTAATTTTGGTACTAATAGAAAAAAATGGCAACATACAGAAGAATTTAAAGAAAAAGTAAGAAATTCTAAACGCCGTCCTATTTTAATGTACGATAAAGAAGGTAATTTAGTTGGAGAATTTCCCAATAATGTAAAAGCCGCTGAATATATTGGATGTCAGAAATCAGCAATATGGAATGTTTTAAATGGATATAAATCATCAAAAGCACTAACAACAACAACCCACGTAAAAGGTTATACATTTAAATATTTATAAACTATGAAAAAATACTTACTACCTACCATAATTGCCCTTTCAGCACTATCGGTTAGTTTATCAGCAGCATTTTATTCAGTAACTGGTCTTAGCATGTTATTTGCTGGGGCTAGTTTTGCTGTTTTAATTATGGCATCTTCTTTAGAGGTTGCTAAATTAGTAATTGCCTCTTTATTATATCAATATTGGGGTAAATTAAATAAAATCCTTAAAATTTACCTTACAGTAGCAGCTTGTGTTTTAGTATTAATTACATCAGCTGGTATTTATGGTTTCTTATCCGCAGCATATCAATCAACAGCCACAAAATCAGAAATTATTGATAAACAGATTGCGGCCTTAGAAACTAAAAAACAACTTTATATAAATTCACGAGATAATATTCTTAAAGAAAAACAATCTCTTTCTGAATTAAGAGGTACTTTATCTAAAGGTTCAACAACACAATTTACCGATAGAAAAGGTAATTTAGTAGTTAGAACAAATAATGCTGCTATCCGTAATATTGAATCAGCATCAAAATCCGATGAAAAATTATCAGAAAAAGTAGATGTAGTAAATGACTCTATCTTTAGTTTAGAAAATCAAATTTTAGAAGTTAAAACTAATAGTGAAGCTACAAGTGAGTTAGGTCCTCTTAAGTATATTTCTAAATTAACAGGCCAACCAATGGATAAAATTATTAACTGGTTTTTATTAGTTATTATTTTTGTATTTGACCCATTAGCAATAGCTTTAGTAATTGCTGCTAACTTTGCTTTTGCTCAAATTCGTCCTAAAAAAGAATATCCACTTGAGGAACAAGTAGATGACATGAGAAAAGTAGTTGATACTTATGATGACCTAGAAGATGAAATAAGAGAATGGGAAGAAGCTAGTTTAACTGATCTTTTAGACTATGATGATTTAGAATGGGATGAATATGGTAATCCAACCCCAATAATTCCAGAAGAACCTAAACAAACTGGAGTCCCAGTAATGGTAGACCCTAAAACAGGTAAATTCTTTTATGAAGAACCGGATATTGAATTTAAAAATTTAGATTTAGATAGTGATGGAATAGTTGAAGAAGAAGAATTAAAACAAGTGTTTAATGAATCTGATACTAATGATGATGGTGTAATTGATAAAGAAGAAGCTAAAGTAGCTAATTTAGATCCTAAAACTGCAGAAAAATTAAATCAATTTAACAATACAATCCATCGAATAAAACAAAATTTAGGTCTTAATCATGCTGATACTCAAATGGATTTCGATTTAGAAGAAATAAAAAACATAATCTCAGTAGTACTATCTAAACAAAATAAAAAAGACGACGACAATACAATAACTTATTTTTAAAAACTTCTGCGAGAAAATTTGGCTGTGTCAGATCCCTTTCGTATATTGACGACATAGAAATAAAGGTTATGACAAGAGAAGAATTTAACAAAAAATGGTTTGAAAGAGATTATCCCGATACTCAAGAGGTATTGATGATTATTGCAAGTAATTTATCTGATTTCCAACACGAGATTTATTTTTCAAATCCCGATGATATTGAGAAAAAAATGAATACTTTAAAAGAGTATATTTTTGATTACAAAACAGTTCTTCGCAAAGAAGATTTGGAATCCCAAAAAATAGTTCGTACATTGACGATACAGAAATAAAGGTTATGAGAAAGAAAATTTTGTATTTACACGGTTTAGAAAGTTCCAACGTTTGTGATAAAGTTGACTTCCTTAAAGAGGTATCTGATTGTTATGCTCCTGCTATTGATTATGCAGATCCTTATATTGAGGATTTGTTATTGAAAATGGTTCGAGCTTTTAAACCCGATGTTATTATTGGTTCTAGTATAGGTGGGATTACAGCATTGTTATTAGGTAATTATTTTGGTATTAGTACTGTTGCTTTTAATCCTGCTATTCACTCACGTACATTTGATCCTGAGTTTGATAAATTAAATGATGCAGATCCTACTCTTGGTTTTACTCCTGTTGTTATTTTAGGTATGGAAGATGATGTTATTAATCCTTTGATTACTAAAGAGATTCTGGATGATGCTTTTATTGAATGTGTAATTGAAGATGTTGAAGGTATGGGACATAGGATACCGATTACTAATTTTGTACATATTTATAACAAATATATAAAATAATGAGTAATTTCGATTTAAAAAAATATTTGGCTGAAGGTAAACTTTATGAAGCTGTTGATCCAACAGAGGCAGAAGCAGAAGCACAAAAACTAATAGACATATTAGGGGTAATGGTTGTACCTGATCCTCAAAACTCTAGTGATACAATAAGACTCAACATCTACCCAGATAGTAAACCTGGTGATAGATTCTATAATGATAGATCTGCTCAAAGATTTACAATTGCTGTTGAAGATGGTAAATACCTATTTAGTAATGGTGGTGGATATCGTAGATCTATTCAACCTATTGCTCAATTATTTGGGGTTGAGCCGAATAGTAATACTGGCGTAGCAGGAAGAAGTAGTATTGATATGAGTTTAAAGAAAAAACCGATTGATTTAACTACGATTAAAATGATATCTAATTATTTTCAACAAGGTTTAAAAGACGAATCTAAAGCCCAAGCCGATTTTTATAAAGGTTGGTCAAATCCCGATTAATTATGAGTAATTTTGATTACAGATCATATTTAAAAAATAATCCTTTATTAGAGGAATTATCTAAAGGTCAATGGACTGATTTAGACAAAAAAGAAACCAAAGAATACTCAGGTGATATTTTTGACCTAATCAACACAGCATATGCGTCAATTGGCGGTAATTTAAATTATAGTAGCGCAAATGATGTAACAGGCACACAGGGTGATTCTGATTACGAAGTAATCGATATAGACGATGATCCTGAAATTGATGCTGTAATTGTATCTAAAAAGAAAGGGGCAGGTAATAAAATTACGGCAATGGGTCATGATAACTCATCAATAGCTAAATCAAAATCCATTAATAAACAAGCAGATATGCTTAAAACCCCAGGCAACTATGTTGAGGTTTCGGGTAAAATAAAAGATATTTTACTTGCTAAAGGGGTTCCTGTAGTAATTGATAAAGACACAATTGAAAAAGTAATGGGTAAAAAAGCAATAGACATCCAAGATGATGGTTCTTATACTCGTTTCATTAATAACAAAGAAACCATAAAAATTCTTTTAGGAAAGCCGCTATAAATTTGGTTTTTTAAAAGGTTGTTCGTATATTCACATATATTAAAAAAATAAAAGTTATGACACAAGAAGAAATTAACAATCAACATGTAGACATGATCAATTATTTAATTGATCTAAACAACGAAATTGGCGAAGTATGGAAATACCATCCCGAAAATCCTAATCAAATTGATCCAGAACTCTATCATGCTATTTTAGTAGCAAAACTTGAGAAGATGGAAAAAGAGTTGAAGGAATTGGAAGCCAATATTGACAATGTATAGTTTTATAAAAGAAGGTAATATTAGACACAGTCGAGAGGTTGTTATGGGGCATATTAAAAAGCTCCAACCTCTTAACTATAACAGATTTATGTGGTGGCGTACACATACTGATAAAGTTATACCACTTGGCAAACGATCATCACTTAAAGATCGTATTTTAAATGGAGATTTTAATCCATCAACATATTTTTGGCAAGCTCAATTATCATTATATACAGCAAAAGATAAACTTGACTTATCAAAACATGAGACTCGTTACCAACTTGAAATTTGTGCTGTTGACTTTGCACGTCATAAACGTTTGATGGAAGATTTCTGGAAAGAAGAACCAGCACGTTTAGAAGCATTATATGATGCTTTCACATCAGCATTTCAACTCACAAGAGAAGAACTTGAAGAAGAATTTCTTAAATGGCCTGGAGATATTCTTAGTTTTTATGAATATGCATGTCAATTCCTTAAAACAACCCCTGCTGAAAATAGAAAAGATATGAGAGGTAGAGGTCGTCCTAAAAAAGTTAAGACTGAAACTGTACCTGATGTATTAAGAATTAAACGAGGTAAAGGTCGTCCTAGGAAGCAACCTTAAAATGATAGATATTAGAATTATACAAATTAAAACAAATGCCCAAAATCTACATGGGTGGATTGCTTTAAGTTCAACTGATCATCCTATTGGGCATATATTTATGCATGTTGAAGTGGACAACAAAATAAAATTCATGGATGCTTGGGTCCATGATGAATTCAGACGCCAAGGAATTTTTAATAAATTATGGGATACTAGATGGGAGTATGTTCAAATCCATTTTAAAGGTTACACAGCATATGCTTGGTGTTTACCTACAAGTATTGATTTATTAAGAAAAAAAGGTTTCACAGAAGGTGAAACTTGTATTTACGTAGAAAAAAAAGTTGAACAATGAAATCATTAATTGCTTTTGCAATAGGGATGCTAGTTTTAATATTAGCTGGAACTTATTGTCTTGTAGAAATGTTTTTAAACGTATAAATTTAATTTGGAATTACAATCCTTTTTAATTATATTTATGTCAAATAATTAATTGTTATGAAAAAAAGAATTAAGGTTTCTCACGAAGTTCCGTTCTCGTTATTAAATTATAGTCGTGAATTTAACGATTATGATTATTGTCTTCCTCATTTATTAGATGAGAATGAAGAGTATTTAGCATATTTTAAAAAAGCAAAATCCGAAGGTCGTTACATTATTATGGATAACTCACTCCATGAGTTAGGTTCAGCATATAATAGTGAAAGATTATGGCATTGGATTAACGAATTAGAACCCGATGAATTTATTGTTCCTGATGTATGGGAAAATAAAACAGCATCAGTTGTAAATGCTCGTCAATGGATTAAATCAATTTATCCTAAAAATACTACACCAGTAGCCGTAGTTCAAGCTCAAACATTACATGAAGCCTTTGAATGTACTCAAATTTATAAAGATTTGGGATATAAAAAAATTGCTTATTCGTATGGAGCGTCTTATTACAATGATATATGCGTTCATCCAAATAAAGATTTAGGTAAAGCATTAGGTCGTGTTTATGTAATTTCAACACTTTATAAACAAGGTGTATTACATCCAAATGATCGAGTTCATTTATTAGGTTGTCAGGTACCTCAAGAGTTTGGTTGGTATCAAGGTATTGAATGTATTGAATCAATTGATACATCAAATCCTATTATGGCTGCTTTAGATGGCAATGCTATTGAATACTCAGGCCTAACAGAAAAACCTGAAGCAAATATGAATACATTCCAAAATATTGATTTTGAATTAATTGATTTGGATTTAGTTGATAATAATATTGAAATGTTTCGTTTAATAAATAATTTATAAGTTATGAATATGTTAAGTTTATATGATCACCTAGGGTATCCCGCAGGTAATGAATTAGGAAAAGAAGTAGCAGCAGCTGCTACAAAATCTAAAGTGAAATTTGAAACTCGCGAAGTCTCAAATCCAAAGTACACAGGAAAAGTAATGCTTTATCCTGAAAATTTTTTAAAAGAATATTTTGAATCAAAACAAGCAAAATTAGTATTATCATCTGCGGATGAAGATGATGATTTACCTTTTTAAAAAATAAATATATGTTAAATAAACAATCAATTCGAGGTGGAGTCCAAATATATGCGGACGGATTATCATTAAATAAAGAACAAATTATCACAATAAGTGAAAATTGGAGTGAAAATCAAGAATTATTTTTTCGTAAAATGCTTAAACAAAGTGGGAATTTTACATTAAAAGGTACTAATTTTAAAATAGTCGCTCCTGAACCAACTAGAGATAGTAAAGGTGAAATTAGTACTTACCTTAGAGAAGAATCGGAAGACTAGAATCTTCCCATTTAATATAAAAAATAAAAAAAAATGAATAAACAAGCAGTATTATCGTTAAGTGGAGGTATGGATAGTTCCACTTTGCTGCTTCGTCTACTTGCCGATGGCTACGAAGTAACAGCATTATCATTTGACTATGGTCAAAAACACAACATTGAACTCGAACGTGCTCAATCATTAGTAAATTATATTAATGGACAATTTATTGTAGACGAAGAATCAAAAACAGTAGAATATCCTTATAATGTAAAATACCAAGTAATTAAACTTGATGGTTTAAGTCAATTATTAAATTCATCATTAGTATCAGGTGGTGAAGATGTTCCTGAAGGTCATTATGCTGAAGAAAACATGAAAGCAACTGTTGTACCTAATAGAAATAAAATATTTAGTTCAATTATTCAAGCAGTAGCTTTATCTATTGCTGAACAAAAGAATACAGAATGTGCTATTGCAATGGGTATCCATGCAGGTGATCATGCTATTTATCTTGATTGTAGACAAGAATTTAGAGATATTGATTTTGAAGCATTTAAAGCAGGTAACTGGGGTGCTGAAAAAGTAGTATTTTATACTCCTTATTTACATACTGATAAATTTGGTATTTTAGAAGATGGTGTAATATGTTGTAAAACATTAGGATTAGACTTTAATGAAGTATATTCACGTACAAACACATCTTACAAACCAATTAAAATTTATCATCGCCCTGAAACAAATGCCTATAGCTGGTATTCCGATTATAAATCAGCATCGTCTGTTGAACGTGTAGAAGCATTTATTAAATTAGGTCGTCCTGATCCTGCAGGATATGCAGATGAAACAGGTCAAGTAACTTGGGAACATGTAGTAACAGAAGTATCTAAAGTATTAGAAAGTCATGCAGGATAAAAATATTGATTATAGTAAACTCCCCGATCCAAAAAATCATCAACTAATTAGCTTTCTTAAGTCAGCAGTTAGGATTTCTGGATATTTGTTATTACCTTACAGCATTACATTAAGTGTAATAGTATTAGTAGTATCCGAATTAATAGGAATTATAGAAGAATTAGTATGATAAGAAAACGTCACAAAATAATCCAACCTGAAACATATGTTGTTGTTAACAGAGATGGTCAAGTATATATTGGATTACAAGGCGGTTATCCTGTATATTCAAATGATTGGGATCAAGCAAAACCCTTAGAGGTAAATAGTACACATTACTTATTAAAAGAAAAAGGAACAGAATTAATTAAAGAATCAGAATTATGACAAAAGAAGAATTTATTATTTATGTAAAAGCTATTATCGATATGGAAATCGAAACAGCTAAAAGAACAAATCCTATTATTGTAAAAGATGAAAGATATAAAACAGTAGAAGGATTAAAAGAATTTGTTGCTGACTCATCAACTCAGGAACCAAGTTATGAATTAGTTGGTGCTCTTAAGCTTATTGAAGAAGCATTAAATAAAGTTGGTAAACCAACTCCATCTCCTTCATATCCAAATCCAACACTTCCTTATGGTCCATTTGACCGTCCATTTGACCCAATGCAACCAATTGGAGTACCTAATACATCCCCTGATTGGACTTATCGCCCAGAACATCAACCCCTACATGTAGTTTATTGTACAACAAATACATCACAAAAATGAAACAATTATTTTATTTTACAGCAGCTTGGTGTCAACCTTGCCAAACATTAGGTCCTATTATGGATCAAGTAAGTTCCCAAACCCCAGTTAATAAAATTAACGTAGATTACGAAGCAGATATTATTACAAAATACAATGTAAGAAATATTCCTACAGTAATACTCGTGGAAAAGGGACAAGAAGTTCGTAGATTCACAGGAGTAAAAAGTTTTAACGAAGTACTTAATTTTATTAACGGATAACATGGCTAGATATATTTCAACCAAAACATTTGACAACTACTCAGTTGCTATTAGACAATGGAAAGCACAACACTCTCATTGTCAATTACTCCATGGATATGGAATTTATTTTAAAGTATGGTTTGCATCAAACGAACCTGATATTGATAAACAATTAGATGATATGAATTGGATTGTTGATTTCGGAGGATTTAAATCCCAACCAGTTGGAAATGGATTAAAAGATTGGATGAACCATATGTGGGACCATACATTATTAATTGAAAAAGATGATCCATATGCTGATATCTTCCAATCAATGGAACAAATGGGTTTAGCTAAAGTTCATTTAATGGATAAAATGGGATGTGAATCATTATCTAAACTAGTATCAGATAAATTTAACGATGTATTATCTAAAACAGATGGTGGCCGTTGCAAAGTGATTAAAGTAGAATGCTTTGAACACGGTAAAAATAGTTCAATTTACGAAGCTGAATAACATGAAAGAAGACAAAAAACCAGGTCGCATTCTCGACTATAATAAAAAATTACCTGTGCTTGAGGTTTACACTTGTATTCAAAGTGAAGGATCAAGACAAGGTAGACCTACTGTTGCTATTAGAACCACAGGTTGCACTCATAGATGTTGGTTTGGTGCTGGAGGTTGGTGTGATAGTTGGTATACAAGTATCCACCCAGAAAAAGGTATTTTTACATTTAATGACATTATTAAAATTTATGATGAAAATCCTGAAATTACTGAAATGATGTTAACAGGAGGTTCTCCAACAATGGTTCCTGACCTTTGTAATGAATTAACTCACTTTGCTCATGAGCGTGGTATATGCATAACCATTGAAACAGAAGGTAGTCATTTTATTGAAACCGATTTTCCATTTGGGTTGGTATCTTTATCTCCAAAGTTTAGTAATTCTATACCTAGTCTTGACGCTACCACTCCAATGGGTAAACTCGTTGATCAAAAAATGATCGACCAACATAACAAACTTAGATTAAATAAAGAGGCAATTCGTAAAACTTTAGATTATCATACTGATTTTCATTACAAACCAGTTTATGATGGAACACAATCTACAATGGATGAAATTGAGGCATTTAGGGTTGAAATGAATATTCCTAAAAATAAAACATGGTTAATGCCTGCTGGTGATAATAGGGAAGAATTAATTAAACAATATCCTATTTCATTAGAAAAAGCATTTGAGATGGGTTATAATTGGACAGGTAGAGACCACATTATTTCATACGATACTAAAAGAGCTGTTTAATAACATTAAAATTATGACACAACCCCAAAATTTATATCCTTACACTTTCTATGTAGATTATTCTTCAGGATTAAAAATTACAGTATTTGATAATTTAGATTCTGAAAATGAATTTGTAATTAGAGCATATACTAAAAAATCTAAAATCCAATCTAAATTAAAATGGACTCATAACTCAGCAGGTAGTAGTTATATTGAAGAAGAAATTATTAATAATAAAGATTTTTTAATTGAATGGGGTACCCACGTTGTAAAAAGTAATCATTACTATACTTATTATTATAAAGGTTTAGTTCCTTATTTTATTGAAATAGTTGATAATAAAACGGATGAATTAGTTCATACAGAAATATTTGATACTCGTCATAAGTTAGTTAATTTTAATTTACATAGTGATAATCTAAATACTTTACACACTTGGATGTGTGTTCTTGAAAAATTTAAGAAAGAAAATGAATGTCAAATTTCAATAACTAATGATTATCTTAAAGAAAATCAACAATATGATTTTGTAGATTGTTATTGGAGTGTAGAAGAAAATTTTGAACGTTTTTATGCAGGGTATGATATAGGTAGATTTGGTACTGAAGAAGCACCTCATCTTTTTATGAATCCTGATGGTATTCAAGGTAAAAATGATTTAGAAATTATTGAAGATATTTTATATCATTATACAAAAAATCTATGAATAATGTTTTAATGATAATGAATGCTAGAAATCTTTCAGCATTTAAAGAGTGTGTTGACAAATTAGATATTTCTAAGGTTTGGTTTAAAGGATATAAAGAATTTGAATTAAATATAGAAATTAATAAATTCATACAAGAAACACAGTTTGATAATTATTTTATTATTCCTGATGATCTTATTATTAATAAAAGTGATTTTGAATTTCTTGAAGAACAATTAAAGTATTATCCTATAGTAACTGGATGGGGTGTTTGGAGACAAAATAGTGATTGGACTACTATTTATCGTCAAGATAAAATTCATACCTTTAACCAAGGTGATAAATTACCTATATTTAAAAAACATTACAATATTGTTAAAACCTATGAAATTGATTCTCTCCCAGATGTTATAGAAACAGCATTTACAGGATGGTTTTATACAGGAATTAGACGTGATATTTGGTTAAAATATCCTTATCAAACAATGTCTACTCATGTTGGTATGCCTGGTGCCTCAACAGATGCTCATTGGTCAAAACGAGTTTTAAAAGATAATATTTATAGACAAATGTGTTTTAAACGAGCTCGAGTACTTCATCTTTCCTACTCAGGAAAAGATTATATGGATTTAAGTTTTGGAAATAAACAAATAATTAAAGAATTCAAATGAATAAACAACTTTTAATAGAAAACTTAGAAAAAAAGAATAACATTATTCTTTACTTTAACTCAGGGGGATGTGGACCTTGTATTCAAGCTCAACCTCTTGTTCAAAAAATAGCAGAAGCTAAAAAAGGATATGTTTATGAAAATATTACTGAAGGTTCTGAAGGGTCAAATGAATTAGAAAAATTTTGTGGTGTTGAATTTTACCCAACCTTAGTTATTATTGAAGATAATCAAGTTAATAGATATGTTGGGATAAATGAAATTAAAACCTTATAATGAAACCTCAAATATTATTTACAGAACAAGAACTTTCTAATAAAGTAGGTGAAATTGCCTATAAAATTAGTAAAAAAGAACACGATTTTCCTCCCGTATTTATATGCGTTTTAAACGGCGCTTTTATGTTTTTTACGGACTTGGTGAAGCGTGTAGGTGAATGCGAAATAGACTTTATACGTGCGAAATCTTACACAGGTATCACGCAGACTAACGTCTCAATATCTAAATCAATTGAAATAGATATTGCTCGAAAAGACGTATACCTAGTAGATGATATCTATGATACTGGGGAAACAATGAAAGCTTTAATTCAACATTTAAATCTTAACAATCCAAAATCAATCACTCCAATTACATTATTTAAGCGTTGGAGCTCCCACAACCCAGACTTAATTTATGGTTTTGAACTACACGATGAAAGTTGGTTAGTAGGTTATGGATTGGATGATGAAAATGGTCTTCAAAGAAATCTTAAACATATTGTTGGATTATTGAAGGAAGATTAGTATATTACACGAAAATTAATTAGTTATATGGAAAATAAAAGACGAAAAAACCACACTGATTTAGAGTGTGTTCAAACAGGTTTCGCTAATGGAGTTGCACCTGGCTTCCCACTTACCGAAAAAGAAAAGTGGTCAATGGTTGATGAAGCCGAAGAAGCATATGGTAAATTCCTAACAGCATTAGGTTGTGATTGGGAAAATGATCCAAATTCAATGGAAACACCTCGTCGTGTAGCTAAAGCTTATGTTTTTGATTTATGGGCAGGCCGCTATAACGCTATGTCCGATATTACATCATTCCCCTCAGATGGATATGATGGTATTGTAATTGAAAGAAATATTCCAATCAATTCAATGTGTTCACATCACCATCAAACAATTGGAGGTGTAGTTCATATTGGCTACGTAGTAGGTAAAGATGGACATGTAATTGGATTATCTAAATTAAACCGAATTGTAGAATTATTTGGTCGTAGAGGAGCAATTCAAGAACAATTAACATCTGCTATTCACAATGCTGTAGATAAAATTTGTGAAAAAAATAGAGGTGTAATTGTTACTGTAGTAGCAACTCACAATTGTGTTTCATGTCGTGGTATTAAACATCAAGGTGCTTCAATGGTTACAACTAAAGCATCAGGCGTATTTATGGATAACGATAATCAAGCACGTAAAGAATTTTTTGATTCATTAAAAATTAATAATGGAGGACATCAAATTTAAAGTTATGACAAAGTTAGAAAAAAAACAAAAAGAATTAATTGATTTACTTTATTCCCAAGTTGTAGACCTTTCTATGATGTCTAAGATTGAACTTGGAGATGATGTAATACAAGAAATTAGGAAACTTAATTATGAAGTTATTGAAATAAAAGACAATTATGTGCCGTTTGTAAGTGAAGTAGAGACGTTTAATGCCACTATGGGAAAACCTAATAATTATGAGCCAATTATTCCAGAAGAAAAAGAATGGATGTTTGTTTACAATTTCATCCTTGAGGAACTTGAAGAGTATAAACACGCTTGTGAAACAAACGACATTGTTGAAGTACTTGATGCTTTATGTGACATTGCCTACGTCTCGATTGGTAACGGAGCTATGCTACATGGTCTTAAGGATAAGTTATGGCCCGCATATCAAGAAGTACAAGCATCGAATATGTCTAAAGCTTGCATTAGCGAAGAAGAGGCACAAGAAACCATTAGAGTTCGTTCCGCAGAACAAAAGGAACCATGTCACTATGAAAAGGTTGGTGAATATTATATCGTCTATAGAACTCGTGACAAAAAAGTGATGAAAAATATTAATTATTTTCGTCCTGATCTTAAACAATTCCTTAACTAATGTATCAATCTGTCTATTACGATAGAGAGGAATACCAATATTATTTAAGAGATGACAAACGAGGTTGGAAGGTGTTTAAATACCAACCAACCTATTATGTAGCTCATGAAGATGGTGAAGTAGAAACTCTCGATGGAACACGAGTAGTCCCTGTTAAAAGAATGGATAATTATAAAGATCCAAAGTATTTTGAGAAGGATGTAGATAAAGATACTCGTTTATTAGTTGATTTTTATCATGAATCAGATGAAACTCCATCATATCACAATTTAGTTTACTTAGATATTGAGTGTGAAATTGTTGGAGCACTTACACCTGAGAATATTAAAAATCCCAAAGGTAAAATTACATCTGTTGCTTTGTATGATAACAATAGTAAAAAATACTACTGTTTGATTTTAGATGAACAACAGTTAATGAGTGAAGCTACATCAGAAAGTAAGGAAGTTATTCCTTATAAAACTGAAAAAGAATTACTTAGTGGTTTTATTGACTTATGGATTAAATTAGACCCCACAATAATTTCAGGATGGAATAGTGAATTCTTTGATATACCTTATTTGTATTATCGTATTAGTAAAGTAATAAGTGAAGATATTGCTAATTATTTATCTCCAATTCAAAAAGTTAAAACAAAAATTGTTCAAACCAAAAACGGTTTAGCAGAACATGTAATTATAGCTGGTCTTAATCACTTAGATTATATGAATTTGTTTAAAAAGTTTATTACTAAACAAGAATCAAGTTATGCGTTAGGAACAATTGGAGAAAAATATGTTAAATTAGGTAAGATTGATTATCAAGGTTCACTTGATAAGTTATTTAGAGAAGATGTAGATAAATTTATTGAATACAACATTCGAGACGTTGAAATTATTGTTGAATTAGAAAAATCACTTAAGTTTATTGAGTTAACAGTTACAATTTGTCACTTATGTCATACACCTTACGAAACCATTTACTATTCAACAGTATTAAATGATGGAGCTATTTTAACTTATTTAAAACGTAAAGGTATAGTTTCACCTAATAAACCAACAACATATAATCCTGGATTAAAAGAAATTAAGGAAGAGTATGCTGGAGGTTATCTAAAAGATCCTATACCTGGTTTATATGAGTGGGTTATTGATCTTGACTTTACTTCGTTGTATCCCTCAATTATTCGTTCACTCAATATGGGTATTGAAACATTAGTGGGACGCGTTGTTAACACAGGTAAATTCGATAATCAATGGTCATTACTGGAACTTAAGAAAATGGATCCTGAAAGACTGGTTGAAATTGAAAAAGTTAAGAAAGATAGAAAATTAATCCGTTCTGAGATTAAAGTAAAACATCTGCTTGAACTTATTGAAGAAGGTGATTTGCTTATTTCTGCTCCTGGAGTGATATTCCGTAAAGATAAATCAAGTGTTGTTTGTGAAATTCTAGCTGACTGGTTTGCTAAACGTCAAGAATATAAGGCGTTAATGAAAAAAGCATATAAAGTTGATAATGACCCTGTTATGGGAGAATTTTATAATAAACGTCAACACGCGTATAAAATTAAATTAAATGATGTTTACGGTGTATTTGCTATTAATGGTTGGAGATACACTGATGGACACAAATTTATTAGTAAAGCTATTACTCTTACTGGACAAAGATTACTACAGGAAAGTATTAAAAATATGAATGCTTATCTAAATAAAGAGATGAACATTGATAAAGATTCAATTATTACAAGTGATACAGATAGTTTATTCATACAGTGCTCTGATTTATTACTCCACAAATACCCAGATTTAGATTTAAATGATAAAGATAAAGTAATACCTAAAATATTAGAAATAGCTACTGAATTACAAAACATGGCTAATAAATTTATAGGTGAATTTTGTCAAGAAGCATTTAACATTAAACCTAATGAACCACATTACTTTGAATTAAAACAAGAGGTTGTACTAGATAGAGGTTATTTTGCTGGTAAACGTAGATATGCTATTCACATTGTAAATAAAGAAGGTGTACCAACAGATGAACTAGATATGAAGGGTTTAGATTTGATGAAATCAAATTTCCCTCCACTATTTAGAAAATTTGGAGAACATATTTTAAATGAAGTTATGTTCGGTACTAAGAAATCGGATATTGATAAACAAATACTTGATTTTAGAGAATCACTTAGAACAATTGGCTGGGAACAAATCATGAAACCTACAGGATTAAAGAAAATGCAAGAATATATAGCTTCAGGTCCTACTTCAGGTGAAATATTTTCTAAATTAGGTTTAAAATGTCCTATTAATACTAAAGCTGCTATTTATTATAATGATTTGTTACGTTTTAAAGGTTTAGATAAAAAACATCCAACATTTCAAATAGGAGATAAAATGTATATTGGATACCTGAAGGAGAATCCGTATCGTATCGACGTGATTGGATTTAATGGACATAGTGATCCTCCTGAAATTATGGAATTTATTGAAAAGTATATTGACAGAGACGGATTATTTGATTCGGTACTAAAAAATAAACTTGAAAATATTTACTTGGATTTAGGATGGGGTATGCCTGTATTTAATAAAAAAATAAACAAATTCTTTATATTTGACTAAACATGATTAATAAACTAGATCTTACCTCAGTTATTTCAAAATATTACCTTAACGGGCTTGTTGAACCGGTTAAATGGGATATTAAAGATGAAACCATAACTATTAAATTTAACGCTCCATCAAAAGATATGATTGGTAGAGTTGTATTTAAAGGAATGCCACTTGAAGATTCAACAATTGCAATTAGTAATACTACTCAATTAAATAAATTAATTGGTATTACAAATGGTTATTTAGAATTAAAATATGAAAAAATTAATAAATTTATTACCAAACTTATTATAGCTGATAATCAATTTACATTAAATTATGCTTTAGCTGATACAATGATTATTCCTAAAGCAGGTGAATTAGGAGATGTTGGAGAATGGAATATTAAAGCTCCCCTTGATAATGAAAGTATCAATGCTATTGTTAGAGCCAAATCAGCATTAGCTGAAAGCGAAACAGTAGTTATTAAACCATATGAAAATGCAGATGGAGAATTCCAAATTGAAATGAGGTTTGGAGGTAATGTAGAACATGCTAATAAAGTATCATTTTACATCCCACAAGCAACATCACATAATCTCCCAGATGATTTTAGAGAACATTACAATTCAAATATGATTAAAGAAATTATGTATTGTAATAAAGATATGGCTAATGGAACTATTAGTATCAATTTAGAAGGTATTATGAGATTAGAGTTTGAAAACGAAAATTTAAAAAGTACTTACTATCTTATATCAAAAGAAATCTAGTCATATATTTATATATGTTACCTAAATTTGGTTATTTAAAGAATATTTCGTATATTCACGTTATAAAATATAAAAAAATATGAGTTATACAATTATCAGAGATCCGGCTATTGAGCCGTTCCACATTTCTAAAGATCAATACTGTTATACAGTAGTGGAAACAATTACTCCCGAAGAGAAAAATTTAGAACAAGGAAGTGTTGGTAAAGATTATGAAAAGCCTGTAGGTCATTACACTAATCTATCACATGCACTTAAGAAAATTGCTAAGTCTAAATTGGACCTTAAGTCTGAGTACGCAACAATTATGGATTATATTAATGAGTGGCAACACCAACAAGATGAAATGAATAAGTTATTAGATAAAATTGGAATATGAAATTAGAAGCAATTTACAACGCAGTTATCGTTAAACCGATAGAAACAGAAGAAACATCCTATGGTGGAATTATAGTCCCAGATTTAGGAAATGAAAAAAACAAACTAGCTGAAGTAGTAGCAGTTGGAGATGGTTATTTTTCAGTAACAGGAGTATGGATTGAAACAGTTCTTAATGTTGGAGATGTAGTAGTATTACCTACTATGGGATTCAGTAAATTAGAACATGAAGGTGATGAGTACTGGATAGGTCCTGAGAATCAAGTTTTAGCAAAAGTAAATAATTAATTTAAAATATGAGCAAAGTTATAGAATTCGGCCCAGAGGCACGTAAAAAACTATCAGCTGGTGTAGATAAACTAGCAAACGCAGTAACAGCAACACTCGGTCCTAATGGACGTAATGTTGTTATTGCAAATCAAGGCATTCCTCAATCAACAAAAGATGGTGTTACTGTAGCACGTTCGATTTCATTAGAAGATCCAATTGAAGAATTGGGTGTTCAATTAGTAAAGCAAGCAGCTATTAAAACAGCTGATCATGCTGGAGATGGTACTACAACATCAACATTGTTAGCTCAAGAAATGGTTAAACAAGGTTTAACTCATTTAAATAACGGAGCTAATGCTGTTGAGATCAAACGCAGTATTGATAAAACAGTTAAACAAATAATTGATTTCATCCGTACAGAAATTAAAGAAGACATTTCAAGCGAAGATCAACTTAAACAAATTGCAACCATCTCAGCAAATAATGATCCTGAAGTAGGTGAATTGATTGCTACGGCAATGCAAAAAGTAGGTCGTGAAGGTGTAGTGTTTATTGAAGAATCAAAAAACGGAGAAACATATCTTGAAACAGTAGAAGGTATGCAGTTTGATAGAGGTTATAAATCACCTTACTTTGTTACTGACAATAATAGTATGAGTACAAGTATCCAAGATGCTTTAATTTTAATTGCTGATAAGAAATTTACTCAAGTAAAAGAATTATTACCAATTTTAGAAGCAGTATCTGCTCAAAACAAACCATTAGTTATTATTGCTGAAGATGTAGAAGGTGAAGCACTTGCTACTTTAATCGTAAATAAAGCTCGTGGTATTTTGAAAGTAGTTGCTATTAAAGCTCCTGATTTTGGAGATCGTCGTAAACTATTACTTGAAGATATCGCTATCATGACAGGTGGTCAAGTATTTAGTACTGAAAAAGGTATGAAACTTGATAAATTTGATTGGAAATGGTTTGGTGAAGCTCGTGTAGTTACTGTAAACAAAGACAATACAACTATTGTTGATGGTAAAGGTGATACAGATGCAATTAAATTACGCATTGAAGAACTACAAACTCAAATTGAAAAATCAAATTCACCATATGAAAAGGAAAAATTACAAGAACGTTTAGCTAAATTCATTGGTGGTGTAGCAATTGTACACGTAGGTGGATTTACTGAATCTGAAATGCGTGAGAAAAAAGATCGTGTTGATGATGCTTTACAAGCTACTAAAGCCGCTCTTGAAGAAGGTATTGTACCAGGTGGTGGAGCTGTATTATTACATGCTCGTACAAATATTGATGTAACTGATATTGGTTCACAAATCGTTTATAATGCTTGTGCCTCACCATTTAAGAAAATTTTATCAAATGCTGGTTATGAGCAAGAAGAAATTTATAATTCTATTAATGCTGTAACAGGAGGTAATTATTGGTATGGTTGGGATTTAAAATCAGAAGATTTTGTTGATATGAGAGAAGCAGGTATCATTGATCCCGCTAAAGTAACTCGTATAGCACTTGAAAATGCAGCATCAGTTGCTGGTACTATTTTACTAACAGAAGCCGTTGTAGTTGACAAACCCGAAGATAAAAAAGATTCTCAAGGTGGGTTTGGAGATATGATGGGAATGATGTAAATTTAAATATATGCGAGACGCAGTAGACCTCATAGGAAAAAAGGTTTTAATAAAAGAAAAAACATATATTATTGATGATGTTTATTTTCTCCCCACCCCAGCCCAACCCCAAAATCATATTTGGTTTGGGTTAAAAGATGAAAATTCTATAGTAAATTATCCTTACGAAAGTCTACTGCCTTATCTCCAAGAACAAATTAAGTTATGAATAAATTAAGTTATGAAACAAGAAATCGAAAAAAATATTCTCATTGCTGAACGAGTACCACCTGGAGATCAATGGAATGTAGTTGGAGTAAATGAAATTCAAACTTCACTTACAGAAGCATTAAATGCTTACTATATGACATCAACAATAAAACCTCAAGCATTTAGACTTGAACCCTTAAAAGGAATGTTGTATATTATCACAACGGAAGAGGTGGAAGTATTACAACCAAAACCCAAAACATTTAATTTATACGGAGAGTAATGAGTAGAAAAGAACATACACTTTGGGTTGAAAAATATAGAAGTCAAACGTTAGAAGATTATGTAGGGAATGAAACTATTAAAAAATCCATTCAACAATACTTAAACCAAAATGACATTCAAAATTTTATATTTTATGGTCCCGCTGGTACTGGTAAAACTACTCTTGCTAAGCTCATTGTTAATAATCTTGATTGCGATTATATCTACATTAATGCTTCCGATGAGCGTGGTATTGAAACTATTAGAGATAAGGTACAAGGTTTTGCGTCTGTTGCATCTTTTAAGTCACTTAAAGTTATTATCTTAGATGAGGCTGATTTTCTTACTATACAAGCTCAAGCATCTCTCCGAAATATAATTGAAACGTTTTCACGTACTACAAGATTTATTTTAACTTGTAATTATGTTGAACGTATTATTGATCCTCTTCAATCACGTTGTCAAGTACTTAAAATTGTACCACCTTCAAAACAAGAGATTGCAAATCACATTCATACAATTCTATCAAAGGAAAATGTTGAAATTGAATTAAATGATTTAAAATCAGTAGTTAATCGATTTTATCCTGATCTTCGTAAAATGTTAAACACATTACAGATGAGTACAGATGGGGATGAAATTAAATTAGATAAATCATTACTAGTATCTAGCAGTTATATGGCTCAAGTTGTAAAAGAATTACAACAAAAATCACCTAATTGGAGAAATATTAGACAAACCATTGCTGATGCTAATGTAGGTGATTTTGAAGAATTATATAGATACTTGTATGATAATGCAAGTACTTATGCTTCCGGTAATGAAGGAATGGTAGCAATTTATGTAAACGAATATACCTACCAAGCTAATTTTAGAATTGATAAAGAAATTAATTGTATGGCTTTAATTAGTCGTTTAATTGAATGTTCAAAACCTCAAGTGCTATGAAACATTTCCTAAAATATACGTTATCTTGGGTATCACAAAATTTAGCAGTACCGTTTTGGACAATAGGTCATATTCATTTAATGACAACAATTTATGCTGATATACATGAAATAATAATGTCCTTAGGAATGAATTTAATTGTAGCAGCTGGATTTATCCAAGATTTTATAAAATATAAAAAAACAAAAACACAATAGTTATGAGTCAAAAACCACAAATGAATGTCAATATCGACATTAAAAACACAAAAGCAATTACTTCACCTGAAGGTAATCAAGTATTTTCAGAAGGTGTAATTTTACGTAAAGTATCTCGTTTTATAACAGGTACAGATGAAGACGGAGTTATACCAGTCCCAGTATTTTATGATGTAGTAACAGGTAAAATATTAGTAGAATTATTACCTAAAGAATTAAGAGCAGAATTTGAAGAGAATTCAACAGATCATTCAATGGATTAATGAGCAAGGGTGGTTTTACAATATTTGATTGGTTAAATCAGATTACTTACGATAAAAAACCTTGGGAAGATTTTACAGAAAATCAACAAGAATCATTTAATTCTTACATGATTCATAGATTTTTAAGTATGTATGAGGGATATATTGATATCACAAATGTCGTTCAAACATTCCCTTATACTGAAAAGAAACAAATATATAACACATATAAATCTATGATTCCTAAGAAAAAAATGTTCCTGAAGTATGTTAAATCAACCCGGAAAAAAACATCAGAAGCTGTACTTGAACACATTGCTGACTTTTATTCAATTTCTCTTGGAGAAGCAGAAGAGTTTACGTATATTATCCGAGAAGAAGGCGTATACCATTTGTTAGAACGAAGAGGTGTCAATGAAAAGGAAATTAAAAAGTTATTAAAAGAATTAGTTATATGACAAACAATGCTGATATTTGGGGAGTAACCCGTACAACACAAATGAACATAGAATCCGATCCTACGGGATCTAGAAGAGCAATTACAGATTTTGAAAAAGAATATCCATCTCTAGCTGAAGCTTTTAAAGAAAATCAACAAGAACAATATGAGTTATTTGCTCGTAAAATGTTAGATTATGGCCTTGGAAATATTGCTTTAGGGTCTACACTTGAAGAACCTGATGATATACAGCTTTCGTTGACTGGTATTTGGTTGCGCTGTAGTGACAAGATAAACCGTCTAAAAAACATGTTAAAACGCAAGGGTCGTAACTATGTTCAAGATGAACCCATGATTGATAGTTTTATTGATATTGCTAACTACGGAATTATTGCTCAGTTAGTAATGAAAGGTAAATGGAAAAAATAATAATATGCCAACAAGTTCCCCAGATTTAAAAGAAGCAATATTTCAACATATTCGCACAGTAGTTTTAGAATATTTACCTCAACGTTATAAAATATTAGATGTAGGTCCTGGTATAGGAACATATGGTATGTCTCTTTCAGATTTAAATATTGATGCTATAGAAATTCATGAACCTTATGTTGAACAATATAATATTAGACAGTATTATAAAAATGTATTTATTGGAGATATTAATGAATTTGAAATAGATGATTATGATTATATTATTATTGGGGATGTTTTAGAACATATTCCTGTTAAAGCAGCTCAAAAATTAATCCAATCAATTACCGAGAAAAATATTAAGTGTTTAGTTGCTGTTCCTTATTTATGTCCACAAGATGCCGTTGATGGAGTCGAATCAGAAATCCACTATCAGTGGGATTTAACATCTCGAATTATGAAATCAAGATATCCTGAATTAGAAGTATTATTAACTAATAATTTTATAGATGGTTATGCTTACTATACAAATTACCTTAAATGGGTTAAATAAAAAGTTTTGGCTAAAAAGAAAAAAATACCACAGGTTTTAAAACAAATAAAGAATCAACCATTACGAGAAATAAATTACGCTTTCCAAAAATCAATTTCTTACAGCCAATTTTCAGTATTTGCTTCATGCCCACACAAATGGAGTCTCCAGTATAGAGACGGTAAATACACGTCTGAATCGTCGATTCACATGACATTTGGGACCGCGTTGCATGAAACTTTACAGCATTATATAACAACTATATATGAGATAAGTGGTGCTGCTGCTGATCGAATTGAATTAGAAGAATATTTTGAGGAACGTTTTAGAGAAACATATTTAAAAGATTATAAATCTAATAAAAGTGTTCACTTTAGTACTCCTGAAGAGATGAATGAATTCTTTAATGATGGACTTGAAATAATTAAATTTGTAAAGAAAAAACGAGGTGGTTATTTTGGTAAAAAAGGATGGTATTTAGTAGGTTGTGAGCTACCTTTAGTTGTACAACCAAACCCACAGTATAGTAATATCTTATATAAAGGTTATTTAGATGTAGTTTTATATCATGAAGCTACTAATAAATTCAAAATCTTAGATATTAAAACATCAACTAGAGGTTGGGATGATAAAACTAAAAAGGATGAATTAAAACAATTTCAACTTATACTATATAAAAAATACTTTGCCCAACAATTTAATGTTTTAATTGATGATATTGATGTTGAATTTTTTATTGTAAAACGTAAAATTTGGGAACAATCCGATTTTCCAATATCAAGGATCCAAGAATTTAAACCTGCTTCTGGTAAAGTTAAATTAAATAAAGCATATAATGCTATTAATGAGTTTATAGGAAAAGCATTTAATGCTGATGGTACTCATAATACTACAAATCACCAACCAAATCCATCAGCTCATAATTGTCGTTTTTGTCCTTTTAAAGACAATAAAGAACTATGTGATAAAGGGTTAATTTAAAAGAATCCACATATATTTATATACGACATTTAAAAAAATAAAGATTATGAATAAAAAAGACATGACACTAACTTCGGTTAAAGTCCAAGCAGAGTTATTTGACAATTTTAAAATTGCTTGTGTAAAATACAAATTTTCACTACAAAAGCTTGCCGACCGTACAATTCATTTGTACCTTACCGATGAAGATTTTAGAAAAAAAGTACATAACCACAACAATTTAGAAATCAGTAATTAAAATTTAAATTAAAAATAAGTTATATGAACAAAAGTTTTGCTTACCTGCCTCCAGAGCAGAGGAAAAAAATCTTATTGATTTGCGACGACATTCGAGTACACTCAGGTGTAGCAACAGTAGGTAGAGAAGTAGTAGTTAACACAGCTCAACATTTTAATTGGGTTAACATTGCTGGTTCTATCAATCATCCTGAAGCCGGCAAACGTTTAGATTTATCTCAATCAACAAACGAAACAAATGGATTAACAGATTCATCTATTATGCTTTATCCTACACATGATTATGGAGGACCGGATATGCTACGTCAAATTATTCAAATAGAAAAACCGGATGCTATAATGCTAATTACAGATCCACGTTATTTTATTTGGTTATTTGCTATAGAAAATGAAATTCGTAAAAATATTCCAATTACTTATTTAAATATTTGGGATGATTATCCCGCTCCACTATATAATAAACCATATTATGAGGCGTGTGATTTATTAATGGGTATTAGTAAACAAACCGTTAATATTAATAATATTGTTTTAGATGAAAAAGCAAAAAACAAAATTCTTCGTTATGTACCTCATGGTTTAAATGAAAATAAATTTTATCCAATAGATCCAAATCATAAAGACTGGAATCCATTACAGGAATTTAAAAAGAATTATTTTCAAGGTAAAGAATATGAATTTGTATTGTTTTTTAATTCTAGAAATATTAGAAGGAAACAAATTCCTGATACAATGTTAGCTTATAAATATTTTATTGATCAATTACCAATTGAAAAAGCTAAAAAATGTTGTTTAGTTCTTCATACTGAATTAGTAACAGAACATGGAACTGATCTCCCAGCAGTACAAGAACTTTTATTAAATGGTGAACAATATAATGTTGTTTATACTAATAAAATCTTAGGAACTGAAGAAATGAATCTATTATATAACAGTACAGATGCTCAAATTTTATTAACTTCTAATGAAGGTTGGGGATTGAGTTTAACTGAAGCTATTTTAGTAGGTAATCCTATTATTGCAAACGTAACAGGTGGTATGCAGGATCAAATGAGATTTGAAGATGAAGATGGTAATTGGTTTACTCCAACACCCGAAATCCCATCTAATAATACAGGTCGATATAAAAAACATGGTGAATGGGCATTTCCAGTATATCCAACAAATCGTTCAATTCAAGGTTCACCTCAAACTCCTTATATTTGGGATGATAGATGTAATCCTGAAGATGCTGCTGATCAAATTATGGTTATTTATTCTTTAAGTAAAGAAGAACGTAAAAATAAAGGTTTAGCAGGTAGAGAATGGGCATTAAATGAAGCCGGATTTACAGGTAAAATCCAAGGTGAAAGAGTTATTGACGCTTTTGATGAATTATTTAAAACTTGGAAACCAAGAGAAAAATTTGAATTTATCAATGTAAATGAAGTTAAAGATAGAGTAAACACACATAAATTGTTATATTAAAATGAAACCGTTATTTATTATAAGTTCCCCTTTTGACACCTATTCAGGTTATGGAGCTCGTTCTCGAGATGTTATTAAATCTATTATCCAATCAAATAAATATAATGTACGTTTATTATATCAAAGATGGGGTAATACACCTTTAGGATTTTGTAATGATAATCCTGAATGGAAGTATTTATATGATCTAGTTTTACCTAATAATCAATTACCTAAACAACCCGAGATTTGGGCTCAAGTAACTATCCCTAATGAATTTCAATCAATAGGAAAATACAATATTGGATTCACAGCTGGAATTGAAACTACATTATGTGCTGGGGATTGGATTGAAGGAATGAATAGAATGGATCTTAATATTGTTTCATCAGAGCATTCTAAAAAAGTATTCCAAGACTCTAAATTTGAAAGACGTAATAAAGAAACTAATGCTTTAGAAGAAAACATTAAACTTAAAAAACCTATTGAAGTATTATTTGAAGGAGCTAATACAGACATTTATAAAGTACTTGATACTCCCTGTTCTTTAGATTTCAATGTTAAGGAAAAATTTGCTTATTTATTTGTAGGACATTGGATGCCAGGTGATTTAGGTGAAGATAGAAAGAATGTAGGTTTATTAATTAAAGCATTTTATGAAACCTTTAAAAATAAATCTAATAAACCTGCTTTAATTTTAAAAACATCTCAAGTAGGTTCATCCTATATGGATAGAGAAGACATTCTTAAAAAGATTAAATTAATTAAAAAAACAGTTAATTCAAATAATTTACCTAATGTTTACTTACTTCATGGTGAATTCACAGATGAAGAAATGAATGAAATTTATAACCATTCTAAAGTAAAAGCAATGGTTAGTTTAACTAAAGGTGAAGGTTTTGGTCGTCCATTACTTGAATTTACATTAACTAAAAAACCCTTACTTACTACAGGATGGTCAGGACAAATGGATTTTTTAAACCCAGAATTTACTTCTTTAATTGGAGGTGAATTAACTAATGTTCATCAAAGTGCAGCCAACCAATGGTTATTACCTGAATCACAATGGTTAGCTCCGGATCATGGTCAAATAGGACATTTTTTAAAAGATATATTTGAAAATTATAAAAATTATACTGATAAAGCTAAACGCCAAGCTTTTTACAGCAAAACAAACTTTAGTTGGGATAAAATGAATGAAAAAATTGAGGTATTATTAACTCAATATGTTCCTGAATTTCCAAAAGAAGTTACATTAAAACTTCCCACTATTAAAAAAATCGAATTACCTAAAAAAGAAACAACAAATGGATAATCTAATTAATTGCGCCCGTTGTGGTTCAGATGCGTGTTACGTAGAAGAAGTAAACCAAGATATTAAAACTTATTTTTGTTATGGATGTGGTTTTCAAACTAATTCATTAATGAAAGAAGGAGAAACATTCTATGAAGAACAAATCAAAATCCTCCCAGAACTTTACAAAGATTTAACCGATAAGGATGAAGATGGAATTATGTGGATGCCTTCAACAGTTAATTTACCCCAACAGGGTATGGTGTTTGCTAATGGTCCCTCTAAAACAGACTGGGGTTGGGCAGCTGTAAAAGCAGTCCCTGTACTTGAAGAAGAAAAGGAAAAATATCCTATCCTAAATAAAAAAGGAGAATATTATGAGTGGAGAATGGACATGACTACTCTTCAGATGTTTCCTGAGCGTGATTTTATGGAAGCTCTTTCGTATATTGGAGTATTACCTGAATAAAAAAAATATTATGAAAATAAGTTATGGATTAACCGTGTGTAATGAACACGAAGAACTAAAAAATTTAATTGAGTATTTAATTAAAAGAATTAATGGGGAGGATGAAATCGTAGTAGTTTATGATCAAAATAGAGTCACCCCAGAAGTGTTAAAGGTTATAGAAGATTATAAAGAAGAAACAAATGCTTATCCTTTTAATTTTCAACAAAATTTTCTTGAAAATAAGAACTTCATGAATAATAAATGTAATGGAGATTATATTTTTCAAATTGATGCTGATGAAATTCCTGAAAGTTTTCTAGTAGAAAATTTAAAATCTATTTTAGAAGATAATCCTGTAGATTTAATCATCACACCTCGTAAAAATTTAGTTGAAGGACTAACTCCTGAATATATTCAAAAATGGGGGTGGGTTGTAAATGAACAAGGTTGGGTTAATTGGCCCGATGCTCAAAAACGAATTTATAAAAATACACCTGAAATTCAATGGTCAGGTCATCAAATACATGGTATGGTAGAAGGTTATAAAACATTTGCTACTTTACCCTTTACGGAAGAATGGAGTATTATTCATAATAAAACTATTGACCGTCAAAAAAATCAAAATGAACGTTATACAAAAATCGAAATTGGTGAATTAAAATGAGAAAGTACCTACCAACCCTTAGTGAATTAGTAGATAGATTATCTATTGTTCAACTTAAAGAAGTGTTTATTACTGAACACAAAGAAGAATATTCAAAAGAAATTGCTAACATTGTTCATGATATTCAAGTATTACTTGATGAACAAAATGGTAAAATTACAGCCGAAACCATCCGTGCTATAGTTGTATTATCTCAAATGAACTTACACATTTGGCACAATGAATCCAATTATCGTAAGGGTATTAAAGACGGTAATAACCTGGAATTAACGCATGGTTTGAATGGTATTCGCAACGTAGCAAAAAACCGAATTCAAGAAGTAGTAGGTGGACGAAAAGATTATAAAATTGATTGTTTAGCTGCTGATTTTAAAGACTGGGAAATATCATGGGAATAATAGAACGTACTCGAAAACACACTCACCCATATATTTCAGTAATTTTTCCTAGTAGAAAAAGGGTAGAGTTATTAAATGAAACTTTATATTCTATATTTTCATTAGCTGATTCACAAAACGTAAATTTTGAAGTTATTATTAAAATAGATTTTGATGATCATGAAACATTAGATTACATTAAAAATTGGTCTAATGAATATGAAAATTTATATTTTATAATAAGTTCTAGAAAACAAGGATTTTTAAATGTAGTAGATTTTACTGAAGATATGATTGATTTGGCTAAAGGAAAATATATTCTTGTAGCTAATGATGATATGGTATTTAAAACTCAAAATTGGAATACTATTTTAGAATCTAAACTTACTGATTTTAAAATTTATTTTCCATATGTAAATGGATATAGAGAATCTTTTTGGTGTATTCCAAAAGAATTATATACTACTTTAGGTCATGTATCTCATCATAACCAAATTGATACTTATTTAAATTGGTTAGGACAAATTTTAGGAATTATAGAACATATTGATGAAGTAGAATTATACCATCGTTTTGATTATGAAGATCAAACAGCTTTAGATAAAGTTAGTGTAATTAATACTAATTATGCTAGTAGAGATTATCATAGAAATTCTCCTGAATTTAAAGAAGATATAAGAATACTTCAAAATCTTTTAAAAATAGAAACATTAAACCCCATAACAAAAAATTAATGATATTTCCTGAGGTAAAAATATTTAAACCTGATGCTTTTGAAGATTATAGAGGTGAACTTTATACTTTATTTAAACAAGAAGAGCATGATTTAGTTTTTAATCATGATAAAGTTTCAATTTCAAGACAAAATGTTTTAAGAGGAATGCATGGGGATTCTAAATCTTGGAAACTTATAACATGCCTTTCAGGTGAAATTTATTTAGTAGTTGTAGATAATAGACCTAATTCCCCAAATTATTTAAAATGGGATTGGATTGTGATTACATCTAAAAATAGAGCATCTATTTTAGTTCCACCTAATTTTGCAAATGGTCATTATATCTTAAGCCCAGAAGCAACACTTTTTTATAAATGGTCCTATCTAGGTGAATATCCTGATGTTCAGGATCAATTTACTTTAAAATGGAATGATCCTAAAATAGGAATTGATTGGCCTACTTTTAATCCTATTTTATCTAAACGTGATTCCTAAAGAAAAAATTATTATATTAACATCAAAAATAAAATAAAATGAAAAAAGCACTTATTATTACTTGGGAACGATTCCAAGATCACGAATTAATTTATCCTTACTATTCATTAAAAGAAAATGAATTCGAAGTAACCTTGATGGCAAATAAAGTTGGTAGAATTTATGGTGATATGGGATGTCATATGCCTTGTGATGTTACTACAAACATTTTTGAAGATGAAAATATTCGTAAACAATATTTAAACAAATATGATGTTGTATTAATTCCTGGAGGTGTTAAATCACTTGAAAAATTAAGACAAGAACAAGGTGTTCTTAAATTTATCCAAGAATGGAATGCTGCTAATAAAACAATTTTCTCCATATGTAATGGAGCCCAATTACTAATTTCAGCTAAAATATTACAAGGAAGAACAATCTCAGGTTATTATTCTATTGATACTGATATTAAAAATGCAGGAGCAACTTATAGTAGAGGCCCAGTAGTAGTAGATGGTAATATTATTTCAACTCCTCACTATGATTTTATGGGTGAATGGATGAGAACATGCATCGAAGTATATGAACAAAGAAGTTATAATCCTGAAACTATTATTTAATGAGTTACGAAACAACTATAGTAAAAAAACCTTGGGGTTATGAATATCTTGCTTATGAAAATGAACATGTAGCTCTATGGTTTCTTTATATTAAACATACTCATTCTACATCATTACATTGTCATCCTAAAAAAACAACAGGTTTAATTTTATTAGATGGTCAAGCTGAAGTATCATTTTTCAATCATACTAACAAATTAAACCCAGGTAGTAAAGTAATGATTAGAAAAGGTTTGTTTCATTCCACTAAAGCTACAGATGAAAAAGGTGCTTTTGTATTTGAAATTGAAACCCCTGTTGACAAACAAGATTTAGTTCGTTTTAGAGATAGCTATGGTCGTGAGGGCAAACCTTATGAAGATAGTACTCATGAAATACCTAAAGTTGAAGATTGTTTATGGATTACAAATGAAGTTAAAGATTATAATTTTGCTAATTGTATTTTATCTATAAAAAATATTACTGATGTTTCTATGTTTAATGAAATCGAAAATCAGTATAATGTAATGTTTTTAAAAGGTGGTTTACAAGCAGATTATGGACAAAATGTAGCAGGTCCTGGTGATGTTGTAGTAGCTAGTACTATTAAACAACTTACAGAAGTATTCACTAAAGTAGATCCTCAAACACTTATAATGATTATTAAACCAAATGAATAAACACTTCCCCCCAGGTTTTGATTCTGAATTAAATAATTTAGCAATCGATTTTGATGGTGTAATCCATAATTTTGATAAAGGATATTATGATGGAACTTGTTATGGAGATCCACTCCCAGGATCATTAGATGCCCTTCGTAATTTATCAAAAAACTATAAAATTATTATTTTTACAGCTAAAGCTAAACCCAATCGTCCCTTAGTAAATGGTAAAACAGGAACTCAATTAGTAGAAGAATGGTTACAAAAACATGGTGTTTTTGAATGTGTATCTGAGATTACATCTGAAAAACCAAGAGCATTCCTTTATATTGATGATAATGGGTATAGACATACTGATTGGGAAGACACTTTACAATTTATAAAAACGTTATGAATAAATTTAAATTAGAAACATTTAAAAAGGCTTCACTTTGTAGACATTTTGAAAACCAAGTTTATAAAGTATCTCAAAACAAACATATTAAATTTCCATTTTACCTATCAGCGGGTCAAGAATATATTGCTGCCTCTATTTATACTATTTTAGAGGAAAAAGGAATTGATACTAATGTTTTTATTCAACATAGAGGTCATTCACATTACCTTTGTAAAGGAGCAGATCCTATCCAATTAATAGATGAATTACTAGGACGTAAAACAGGATGTGCTGGTGGAATGGGAGGTTCAGCTTCAATACATTCACACGAAAAAAACATTTTTGGACACGATGGTTTAATGGGGAGTCAAGTTCCTATTGCTGTTGGACATGCTTATGAAACTCGTAAACCTACTATTGTAGTAATGGGAGATGCTTCGGCTGAAGAGGATTATGTTTTAGGAGCATTAGGTTGGGCTTCAACAAAAAACTTACCTATTTTATTTATAGTAGAAGATAATAATTTATCCATTTTAACTGAGAAAAAGATGAGACGTAATTGGGAAATGGATAAAATTGCTTTAGGATTTAATATGAAGGCTTCAAATATTAGTGATGATCCTTTAGTAATAGAAGCATTTTTAAAAGATTATAATTTTGAATATCCAATGCTTTTAAATATTAACACCCACAGAAAATATTGGCATTCAGGAGCTGGACAAGATGGAAATGAATTTGATCGTTATGAAAAAGAATTAAAATCATTAGGTGATGAAGGTAAAAAAATTGATGAATATAATAAGTTATTTATAGAAAAGTTATGGCAACAACAGTTAGAGATACAATAAAAGAAATTACACGCAAACATCTTTCAGAAGGTAAAGGTAAATGTTATGGACAATGCTTAACCGCTGTTGGTTGGGTAGGAGGAACGTTACCTGAAATGTATGAAGAAGAAGGTATGGTTGAATTTTCAATGTCAGATGTTTCTAATGGTTCAATAGCTACAGGTATTGCTTTAGCCGGAGGTAGACCTATTTACGTAGTTCGTTATCAAGGATTTCAATGGTATAACTTAGTTTCAATAGTTAATTATGCTGCTAAATCTAAAGAAATATGGAATCGTCCTTGTCCTATATTTGTAAGAAGTATAGCAATGGAAGGTGGAGTAGGACCAGTAGCTGGTTCTTCACATCACTCATTAGCCCATAGAATGCCAGGTATTAAAGTTATTTCCCCTATGACCCCCGGTGAATATGAATATGCTTATGAGTGTTTTATGAGTGATGACGAACCATATTATGTTTCCGAACATAGAAAATCATATGATAATACTGAAGAATTAGAAAATATTATCCACCCCAATTCAGATTTTACTGTTTTTCCTATTTCAATTACTCGTTTAGAAATGAAGAAATTAGTTGAATTAGCAGAAAAAGAAAACATTAAATTAAGTATTATTCACCAATTGTGGATTAAACCTTTTAAAGTTGAAGATAGTTGGAAAATCACTCTTGATAATTCAAAATTCGGGGGTTTAGTAACTGATGATGATTATGTAGAAGGTACAGCAAGTAGTATAGCTAATGAATTAAGCTTGGCTACTGGAAAAAGAGTATGGACATTAGGTCTAGAATCAAGAACAGCAGGTTTTCATCCTACTGTAGATAATTTACCCCCAAGTGCAGAACAAATTATAAAAAAATTAAAACAAATTAAATATGGGATATAGTTGGCCTCTTATTAACGATAATATCACTCAAGGTGATAGAAAAATTTTAGCAGACTTTTGTTTAAATGGTGAACGTTTTACAAATGGTCCTAAGGTAAAAGAATTTGAAAAAATTTGGTCTGAATGGTTAGGAGTTAAACACTCAGTAATGGTTAACTCAGGAGCATCAGCTAATTTTATTTCCATAGCAATGGTTAAAGAATTAGTTGGTATTGGTGAAGTTATTGTTCCTCCAATTGGTTGGGTTTCTGATATATCTTCAGTTGTTCAATTAGGTATGACTCCTGTGTTTGTAGATATTTCAATGAATGATTTTAATATTACTTTTGAAAATATTAAAAATGCAGTTACACCAAATACAAAAGCTATTGTGTTAGTTCATACATTAGGTTTTAATGGTATTAGTGATGAGCTTATTCAATTTGCTAAGGAACGTAATATAATTTTAATTGAAGATTGTTGTGAAGCTCATGGTGCTACTTATAAAGATAAAAAAGTAGGTTCATTTGGTGATATTTCATTATTTTCATTTTATTTTGGACACCATATTACTACTATTGAAGGTGGTACTGTTTGTGTAAATGATGATAAATTATATGATTTGGCTAAGTTATTCCGTTCACATGGTATGACTAGAGAGGCATCACAAGAATTACAACGTGATTATCAATTAATGTGTCCTGATTTAAATCCATTGTTTACATTCGCTGTAGCTGGGTTTAATATGCGAAGTAGCGAATTGAATGCAGTCCTCGGCATTGAACAAATGAAACGCATTAATAACAATATAGAACGTAGAACTGAAAATTTACACATTTGGTTAAATAATCTTGATCCTAATAAATTTATTACAGGCTTTAAAACACAAGGAAGTAGTAATTTTGCTTTGCCTTTAGTAATGCAAGGTTTTAATCGTGATAAACTTAAAGATGTTTGTAATATTTTAGAAAATGAAGGTGTTGAGTATCGTTTAGGTACAGCAGGTGGAGGCAATCAAGCTCGTCAACCATATTTAAATAAATTTGACCACAGAATAAGTGGAGTATTAGCTCAAGCTAATTATATTCATGATAATGCTCTTTATATTGGTAATCATACTGATTTAAATAAAGAACAAATTATTAATCTTTGTAAAAAATTAAATAATGTTTAATAATCAAAAAGTTTTAGTAACAGGCGGAGCAGGAATGATTGGCCGTCAATTAGTAGATTTACTTCTAGAAAAAGGAGCCAAAGTAACAATAGCTGATCTAAATGAACCTACTGATCTACCTCAGGGAGTGGATTTTATTAAAACAAATCTATTATATTTTGACCAATGTCAAAACATCTGTCAAGGTCAAGATTATGTTTTTAATTTAGTAGGTATTAAATGCTCACCCAAAGTAACAATGGAACAACCAGCTGATATTATGGGACCAATGATGCAATTTAATACTAATATGTTAGAGGCAGCTATGAAAGCTAATGTTAAATGGTATTTGTATACAAGCACTGTTGGTGTTTATACTCCTGCTGAAGTATTTTATGAGGATGATGTTTGGAAAGGTTCTCCATCACCAAATGATTGGTATGGTGGTTGGGCTAAGCGAATGGGGGAATTACAATGTGAAGCTTATGAAAAACAAAATGGTGAAGGTAGATGTTCAATTGTAAGACCAGCTAATGTTTATGGTCCTTATGATAATTTTGATTTAAAAAATGCTATGGTTGTTCCTTCGCTCATCAGAAAAGCAAACGAAAATGATATAATTGATGTTTGGGGTGACGGTTCACCGATTAGAGATTTCATTCATGCTAAAGATGTGGCTCGTGGGATGATGTTTGTAGTTGAAAACAAAATTACTAAACCTGTTAATTTAGGTTCAGGTACAGGAGTAACAATTAAAGAATTATCTGAAATTGTTGCTAATTATTTTAATAAATCTATTCAATACTCCCCAGAAAAACCATCTGGAGATGCTAAACGTATTTTTAGTATGGAAAGAGCTAATTCGTATGGTTTTTATCCTGAAGTTTCTATTAAAGAAGGTATAGAAAGTACAATTGAGTGGTTTTTAAATAATCCTGATAAAATAGATAAAAAATTTAACGCATTAAATAAATAATGAATAAAGTTCTTATTACTGGAGCAAACTCAGGCTTAGGGAGACATTTAGTATCTAAATTCAAAAATAATGGATACGAAGTGTTTGAACATAATGGTAGTAAACATTATAATTTAACAAACCAGGATGAAGTAAAAAGATTAGCGGATGCTGCTAAAGATTTTGGTGTAAATATTTTAATAAATAATGCCGCTATAATTTGTCCTGGTAAGGAATTGTTATTATATTCACATGATGAAATTTCGAATATGGTAGAGGTAAATTTAACAGCTCCTATATTATTAACTTTTTACTTACTAAATCAATTAACAGATATTATTAATATTAACTCAATGGTTGGACTTGAAATTAAATCACCTCGAACACTATATTCAGCTACAAAATGGGGGTTAAGAGGTTTTGCTCAAAGTTTAAAAGAAGAAAATAAAAATATAAATATTTTAGATGTTTATCCTACAAATATTCAAACAACCCCAGATAAACAAAATGCTATGAATATTAATTTTGTAATAGATAGTATTTATGAGTCATTTACAAACAAAGAACAAACACTTATATTAGATGGAAGAAAATAAAACAATATTAATTTGTGGAGCTACAGGGTTTATTGGTAGAAACTTATTAGATTATTACTACAAACAAAATAAATATAAAATCAAAGCAACTCATTTTAAACGTCCCGCTGTTAAAGGTTATGATGGTGTAGAATGGATAAATTGTGACTTACGTGATTCTAAACAAGTTCAAGAAGCCGTAAATGGGGTAGATATAATTTTACAATTTGCTGCTACAACAACCGGAGCTAAAGATATAGTTTCTAAACCATATATTCATGTTACTGATAATGCTGTAATTAATTCTTTATTGTTACGAGAAGCTTTTGAACAGGGTACAGAACATTTTATATTCCCAAGCTGTACAATTATGTACCAAAAATCCGAAACAGCAATCAAAGAATCTGATTTTAATCCATCAGAAGAAATTCAATCATTCTATTATGGGGCAGGATATACTAAAATTTATTTAGAAAAAATGTGTGAATTTTATTCTCGATTGGGTAAAACAAAACATACCGTTGTTCGTCATTCAAATATGTATGGTCCTTATGATAAGTATGATTTAGAAAAATCTCACGTATTTGGAGCTACTATTACTAAAGTAATGACTTCTGAAGATGGAAAAGTAAATGTTTGGGGAACCGGAGAAGAAAAACGTGATTTGTTATACGTAGAAGATTTAGTTGACTTTATTGATGTGGCTATTAATAAACAAACTACACCTTATGAATTAGTTAATGTTGGTTTAGGTGAAGGAATTAAAATCAAAGATCTTGTATATAAAATAGTTAAACATTCTGAACGTGATTTAGAAATCATTCATGATTTAACAAAACCCACAGTACCTACTTCTTTATATTTAGATTGTTCATATGCTAAAAAATTATTTGGTTGGGAACCAAAATACACTTTAGATGAAGGTATTAAAAAAACTATAAAATGGTATAAAGAAAATAAAATACCAACAACAGCTGTTATTATTCAATCTAGAAATAGAGTTGATATGTTAAATACAACAATCCAAATGTTATATGATACTTGTGATGATGAAAATGATTTTGATATTATAGTAGTAGTTGATGATGATCAAAAAGAATTATATGCCCATCTTAAAGACATTTTTCCCAAAACTATTTGGTTATACCCCGAACATACTCCAAATAACTGGGGAAATTTAAGAAAAATTCAAAATGATTTTATAAAAAATACCAATTACTATTTCAATTGGTGTATTAGTGATGATATTTTAGGTGTTTATAAAGGATGGGATAGTGCTATAAAAGAAAAAAAACATTATTTTAAAGATGATTTATTTACTATGTATCAATCAAATGATTATAGAGGTGGTTTTGGAATATATAACAATATGTTTTGTAATGAAGATTATAAAAATACTTCTAATGAGGATATATCAAACAATGTTTATCATTATTGTGAATGTTTACCTATTAGTACTAAAAAATGGGTTGAATTTATGGCTCCTATTTATGAAAATGAAGAATATTCTACTCAACACGAATTATTAACAGGACTTATAGTTGGAATTTTAAAGAAAAAATATAATATTGAAAGGTTAATAAAATGTGGTTTAGGTTTTAATACGGTAATTAATGAGGGTGCAAGTAATGATATTGTTGATACTAATGATGGATTAACAAGAAACGCAGCATATTTTAAATTAGCCGAAGATAACTTTAGTAAACTTTTACCAATTGCAGAAAAAATTTATAATGAAATTAAAAAAATAAAATAATATGGAACAACAAGGTTATCAATTAACACAAGAACAAATTGATTTTTTCCATGAAAATGGATACTTACACTTAAAAAAAGTATTTTCAGAAGATCAATGTCAACTGCTTATAGAAGAAGCAGACCAACATGCTGACAATCATTATACTAATTATTTAGATCTTCATCACAAACCAGAATTTAAAGAAGTACATACAGGTAAAACTATGTGTGATATTGGAGATGCTTTACTTCCTAATAGAGTTGTTCCTATTGGTAGTATTTTTTTCTTTTGTAAACCAAACAATCCATTAGAATTAGGTTCTACTTGGCATCAAGATAATTATGCTGGTAAAGCAATAGATGGCGGACATTATTTAAATTTAGCCTTAGCATTAGATAATGCTGAACCTGAAAATGGTTCTTTAATGATTATACCTAAAAGTCATAAATATGGTACTTTACCTTGTAACCCAAAACCAAATTTTTCATATGATGAAAATGGTAAAATGTATCAATCATCCCCTATAGGAAATGATTGTGATATTCCTGAGGGGTTAGAAATCGTTCATTTAACATATGAACGTGGAGATGTTTTAGCAGTTCATGGAGATTTAGCACATAAAGCAGATAAAAATAATCATCCAACAAGATGGAGAAAAACAATGTATTTTGTTTATATAAATGATGGTTCAGCGTTTTGGCCTGGTTGGACAGCTCGCAGAGAACTTTTAGAAAGATATGATTCACCTAAACTTATTAAATAATGGGACTTTCAGATTGCGTACCAGATTACGATTATAAAACACCAAAAAGAGTATTAATTACAGGCATAACTGGAATGGTTGGTTCACATTTAGCTGATTTCCTATTAGAAAACACAGATTGGAAAATTTATGGTTTTGCTAGATGGAATGATTCATTAGAAAATATTGAACATCTTTCAGAACAAATTAATACTAAAGAACGTATTGAATTAGTTTATGGTGATTTAAATGATTTGGTTTCATTGATTACAGCAGTAGATAAATCAAAACCTAATTATGTATTTCATTTAGCAGCCCAATCTTATCCACAAACTAGTTTTGATGCGCCTATAGAAACGCTCCAAACAAATATATTGGGGACGGCTAATCTATTAGAGGCATTGCGTAAATCACCATATAAACACGCTATAACGCATGTATGTGCATCGAGTGAGGTATTTGGTCGAGTACCTAAAGAAAAATTACCAATTGATGAGGAATGTAATTTCCATCCTGCTTCTCCTTATGCCATTTCAAAAGTAGGTACTGATTTAGTAGGTAGATACTATGCTGAGGCCTATGGGATGAATATTATGACTACTCGTATGTTTACTCATACAGGACCAAGACGTGGAGATGTATTTTCAGAATCAACATTTGCTAAACAAATAGCAATGATTGAATCTGGTTTACAGGAACCTAAAATTTATGTTGGTAATTTAAATTCATTAAGAACATATGCTGATGTAAGAGATGCTGTTAAAGCCTATTATATGTTAGTAACAATTAATCCACAAGGTGGAGAATATTATAATATAGGAGGTACATTTACTTGTAAAATTGGAGACATGTTAAATTATTTAATTGAACGTTCAACTGTACCAAATATTGAAATTATAACTGACCCTGATCGTTTAAGGCCAATTGATGCTGATTTACAAGTACCTAATTGTGACAAATTTAAACAACATACAGGATGGCAACCCGAAATCCCATTTGGTAAAACAATGGATGATTTATTAGAATATTGGAGAAATAAAGTAAAATCAGGACGTAAATTTTTAAGACGATGAAATTTTTAGTTATAGGAGATAGTTGTATTGATGTTTTCCGTTATGGAAAAGTAAACAGGTTAGCCCCCGAAGCACCAGTCCCAATCATTATCCCTGAAAAAGAAACAACCAACCCAGGTATGGCGGGTAATGTTGTAAAGAACATTGAAGCATTAGGACACCAAGTAGATTTTATTACAAATACTACAGATATTAAAAAAATTAGATATATTTGTTCTAAATACAATCATTTACTTTTACGAGTAGATGAAAATGACTATTGTCAACCAATAACACAAAAAGTATTAGATAAAATTAAATGGGAAAAATATGATGCTGTTATTATAAGTGATTATTGTAAAGGTTTTTTAGATGAAAATGATATTAAATTTATTATAGCAAAACACTCATTAACATTTTTAGATAGTAAAAAACTATTAGGTGAATGGGCTCATAATATTAGTTATATTAAGATTAATTACCATGAATATGAAAAAAATATGGATATTTTATCTAAAGATAATGTATTAATGAATAAAACTATTATAACTAAAGGTCATTTAGGTTGCCAATTCCATAATAAAATATACCCAACCCAAGAAGTACCAGTAAAAGATATTTCAGGTGCTGGAGATACATTTTTATCAGGATTAGTAGTAGAATATACTAGATCTAAAAACATGGAATTAGCAATTAATTTTGCCCAAGAATGTACAACAATAGTAGTTCAAAAAACAGGAGTATCAACAATATGAAAACAGCAGTTGTATTATTTTGTAGAAATGATGAATATAAAGAAGATGAACGTGTAATTGTTTGTCTTAATTCAATGGTAGAAACATTCGATGAAGTTTGGTATATTGATTGGAATTCTCCTGAAGATAAAGGTTCATTACTTTGGAAAATTGAAGATAAACTTATTAAAAAAGGTAAAATTAAACATATAATAATACCTCCATCAGTAGCTAAACAAATTAACCCCAACGGAAGTGTAGTTAATGGGTTAATCCCACCTAATCTAGTATTTAAAAGAACAGATGCTGATTGGATTGTAGCTACAACTATGGATATTATTGCTCCTAATAAAAAAACATTTGATAAATTTTTAAAAACAGCAGATCCTAATACTTTTTATACTGTAGAACGAAGAGATATTGAATATAAAGATGTAGAAGAATTTGGTTTTGATAATTGGAGAGAATATAGAGACCATTTAGATGCTACTACAGAACCAAGAAGATGGGGAACTAAAGTAACACCTAATGATAAATATAGTTTAATAAATTGTTGTGGTGATTTTCAATTAGCATCAAAACATGTTTGGAACACAGTTAAGGGTTTTGAAGAAAAAATGATCTATGCTTGCTACCCAGATACCAATGTTCAGAAAAAAGCTGTATTAAATGGGTTTGGACTTGAAGCTGTATTTACTATTCCTTTATATCACATGTCTCATGCTGGTATGGAAAATGATGGAAGTTCTCCATCAAAGCAAAAATATAATGATCCTTGGGAATGGGTTGAATTTTTTGAAGAATCTCAAAATACCGACGATTGGGGGTTAAATGGAGTTGAAATTGAATATGAAATTATTTGATTTAATTTGGATTTTTAAATAATTATAATTAAATTTACATAAAATGGTGTTTGGATATTATTCTAGAAACGATAAAGATCAAGAAATTATTAGTCGTTTAATTTCAATGTCACGTTTACAAGCAGCAAATTCATTTGCTGAGCGTAAACAATTAGACTTAAAAACATTTTTAAAACTATATGAAGTAGTAACGATTATATGAATCCATTTGGTAAAAATCTTAACATTAAACGTCGTAATGACGAACCCACAGAAAAGGAAATATTCTTAGATATTGTCTTAATTATGGATGAATGTTGGGCTAGAACCAACCATATGGAAGAAGTAATGAAATTGGGGACAGCAGATTATGAGGAACCTTTTTATATTGTAATTGAAAACTTAATATTTTTACATTACGGTGAATGGAAAGGTAACATAATACTTTGGTGGTTATTTGAGCGCTTTACAGAAGAAGGTGATTTACTCCCAGTTGAATTAAATGACCAAGATAAAAATACAACCGAAGAGGTTTTTGTTGAAACACCGGAACAACTTTGGGAATTAATAAAAAAAATAGAATTAAAATAAAAGTTATGATAAAATATTGTATTGGATGTAATGAACAGATCCACCCTAAACGAGTAGAAATTTTACCAAACACAAAAACTTGTGTTGCTTGTTCAACAACCGGAGCAAAACGAGGTATTCCTGTGTTGCATGGTAACGTTGCAAAAGATGATACTTGGGTTGACATGGTGTTTATGGAAGCTGATGAGTATGACAATTACTTAGAACAAGAGGGAAAATTAAAACGTATTGTTGCTTCAGCCCCAAAAGCTGAATATCAAGATTATGATGATTTTAAAGAACCTAGTGAACAACCCTTTACAGAAGAGTAATGCCTAAAGCAAAACCACTTGGTAAGGAAATGATTTTAGCTGCTATGGCTAAAACCAAATCAAATAAAGCTGCGGCTCGTTATTTGAATTGTTCCTATATCCATTATAAAAAGTGGGCTAGAATGTATGAAGCTACAGAACCAGAACATCCAAATCTATTTGAGCAACATAAAAATCAATGTGGTAGAGGCATTCCTAAATTCTTAAGCAATGGTAATCCAAGAAAAGATTTTGCATTATTAGATTTAATTGAAGGTAGAATTGATCCCTCTTCATTTAACCCTGCTAAAATTAAGTATAGACTTATACAAGAAGGGTATTTACAAGAGGAATGTAGTTCGTGTGGTTTTCATGAGCGACGCGTATTAGACTATAAAATGCCGCTCATATTAAATTTTAAAGACGGCAACAAACAACATTATCGTCTTGAAAATCTAGAAATGCTTTGTTACAATTGTTATTATCTCCAGATTGGAGACATATTTACCGGAAAACAACTTGAAGGTTTAGAAGACCATGTATCTAAAAATGAATCGAAAGTTGATTGGGAAGTAGATGATTACACTCAACAACGATTGGTAGAATTAGGTTTATATGAGTCAAAACCAGTTGACGATGGTAGCGAATTTATATCACGACTATGAGAAAAAAAGTCCCATTATTAAAAAAAGGTAAGAATAAAAAACATGATGATGTTGTGAATGATTTTGATAGTCAAAAACAAAAACATCTTGAAAAACTTGCTACTAAAATGTTAGATGAGCAAGATAAGATTAACAAATTCAAAGAAAAAAACATAAAAACCGATTTTTTAAAATTATTTTAATCATGGCAATAGAATTAACAGTCCAAAACTCAGATGAATTCCAAGAAATGGTAGACAGTAGAGATTTCCGTATTTCGGAAGCTGTCGTAAGTGAGATTTTAAAAAATATAAAATCAAAAAAGAAACATATTCATGTGTTATCGATTCATTGTATTGAAGATAATGACATTTATGATATTACTATTGAACGTAAACACTTTGTTGAAACATTAGAAGAAAATTTACCTTATTATGTTCGTGAAGAACGTTATGAGGATTGTAGAATAATAGCTGATACTATTAAACTGTTAAAAAATCAAGATGTATTAGATATTGTAAATACCGTTTCAAAATCTAAAAAATAATTTGGTTCCCACAAATATTTTCCGTATATTTACGTAAACAAATAAAAATAAAAGTTATGATTTACTGGAAATTTAATTCAAACTCTTTAAAGTGGGAAAAAAACAAAAGAAAAACTAGAATTTTTTGGGGAATAATTATTATTCTAATTATTGGTTCATTTTTAGGAGGCCAATATTCTAGATTTAAAGTATTAGAAAGTTTTGAAAAAGAATTATTAATTTTAGATTTACAACAAGAACGAGATAAGTTTACTAAAGAAAAATTTATTAATGAACTTAAAAGTTTAAATGTAAAATTCCCTTACATTGTAATGGCTCAATCCATTTTAGAAACAGGTCATTGGAAAAGTCAAGTATTTAAAGAAAATCATAATTTATTTGGTATGAAACAAGCAAATATTAGAATTAATACTGCTAAAGGTACTAATTTAAATCATGCTTATTATGATGATTGGAAAGAAAGTGTTTATGATTATGCCTTCTATCAGTGCCGTTATATGGGAAATGCTGATACTGAGGAAGAATACTTTTTAGCATTAGGATCTTCATATGCTGAAGCTGGAAATTATGTTGAAGCATTAAAAAATGTTATTGCAAAAGAAAAACTTAAAGAATTGTTTTGATATGTATTAGGGTACGTTTTAAACCCTAAATATATGGCCAAAGCTAAATCACAAACAGTAATTACTAAAAGAGAAAAGAAAGAAATTTCACGCCCCGGAGTTCATGCTAAAACAAAATCAAGCAAAAGCAAAACATCAAAATTATATAAAAAAATAAACATAGGACAAGGTTAAAATTAATAAAATATAACAAAGTTATGAGCAAAGTAAGTAATAAACAAAGATTAGAATGTCTTAAAACTTGGTCTGAAAATCAAAAATACAGAGCAAAGCAAAAACCTAAAAAACAACCAACTTGGTTAAAAGAAGTTTTAAATAATGAAAATTAAAGGGAGTGCATTTGAATTTTTCGAAACAATTCCTGATGAGTTATTAATAAAAATAGCTATCAACGATTGGGAATCATTAGAAAAATTATGTCTTGCCCTTACAGTAGATATTCAGTTATTGAAAGAAGAATTATCAAGAAACCTAAATTAAAAAATTTCCGTAAAGGAATTTGGCTTTGTCAGATTCCTTTCGTATATTCACCATGTAATAAGAAATTAAGGTTATGGCACTTTGGAGATTTAGTAATTTAAACAAATATGGGAATTGGAGGCACAGAATTATATCTTGGCCTGATAATAAACCATTTTCACACGGTCCTGGTTTTGGTAAAGCAGTTGGTGTACAACGCTTTAAATACGAGCATACACATGCTTATATTCCACCTGCATTAGTAATTTCCCCTACAGATGGACAAAAATATATTGTTCCAACTTGGCAAAAAGTCCATCCTGATACTCAATTAAAGGATATTAATTGGATTAAACCTGAACCTAAAATAGTTGATTCAAAAAATACTTCAACATTAAATGAAGAATATATGTTTGAATCTAAAAGCGAACCAGGTAGTTTTTATGTTGTTCGAGTAATAGGCGATAAAGTAAAATGTAACTGTGCAGGCCAATATAGAGCAAAAGATAGAAAATGCAAGCATATGAAAGAAGTTATGCAAAAATTAGGAATTGTAAAATAGGGTTCGTATATTCCCGTATAAGATAAAAAAATAAAGGTTATGACAGAAAAAACAGAACGTAGAGGTAGACCAGCAGAACAAGTATTTGTTCAACCCGAAAAATTTACCCGTGAATTTTATGAAGTACCAACTAAACCTGAGTTAGGTTGGAAAACAACATTTTACTATGATCTTAATAAAAGTGTTAATGGTCCTATTAAATCTGAAATTGTTTATCCTAAAGGTTATAAACATGATAGATTTAAAGCTGAAAAAGGTAAAGCATACAATAAACAACCTGTAGTTTTAGTATTTAAAACATCAAATCGTTCAAATGCTCAAACTAAAATAAAAGTATTTGCTAATGAAAACATTGACTACATTATGTCAGCTGATAAATTAGTAGGTGTACCTGAAACAGCAATTATTTTAGAATGCGGAGTAGGTGAAGGTTTTATTGAAACTTGGAAATCTAAATATTCTCTTTAATATTTATAACATATAATTAATTTAAAAACAATGGCTACAAGAGCATTAATCGGATATTTGGATACAGACGGTGTTACCCGACTTACAACAACATATAATCACTATGATGGTTATCCCTCAAATTTAGGTGCAGCATTAAATAATTTCTTTGATTCTGACACATTAGCAAAAGATATAGCTAATTACGGTTACATCAGCTATATTGATCCTAAAACAGGTGACATTGAAGCAGCAAATCAACAAAAACCTAAAGTAATTACATTACCTGATAATTTTAATGAAGCTATGATGGAAATAGCTGAAGTAATTGATTCTTATGGGGGTGATTATGGTTATATTTGGGATAACGAAAATGGTGAGTGGATTACTGTTAAAAACAATGGTATTAGAGGAATGGCTGAGGATTTAGAAATGGAAATGGCTCATTTAAAAGATAAATTTGCTATGATGCCTGAACGTCCTGATCAAACTATGGAAGCTTATCATGTTGGTGACAATAAAGAAGTAGTTACTAAAGAAGGTAAAGTAGATTCAATTAAAAGTTTTAATGATGTTTTAAATCAAGCATTAGATCAACTTAAAGATCAACCTGAAGATACTATTGAAACATATAGAAAATCAATAGCTAATGATGTTCGTTTAAATGGTGTTGAACAATATGCTGATTATACAACAGATGATTTTATTGAAGATTTCAATAATTACATTAGTGATAAAATGGAAATTGATGAATCATTTATTCGTCAAATGAAATATAAAGCAGGTATAATTAAATAAACAAAATGAAAAAACAAATTTTAAGCGAAGAATTTTGCAAAATGCAAAAATTAGCAGGTATTATTACTGAAAGTGAATATAAAAAATTAACAGAAAATCAAGCTTCTGATTTAATAAATGATGGAGTAGTATTATATGTTTCTGATGATTCTAAATTAGCACCTGGATTTATTAAGTCTAAAAACCTAGGATTTATAGTATATAATG